AGCCCCACCGCCCCAACCATATGGACGGGTAGCATAACAGCAGAATGCGTCAATCTTCTAAATTGATCTATGTGGGTTGGAGTCCCACCCCGTCTACAAATTAACCATCATGGCTAAAACACAAACATCTACCTATCAGGCAAAGCGAGTACGCCGCAAGGGTGTACACGCAAAGTCACAACAGTCTAAGAACAAGAACTCTAAGAATTACAAGAAGCCTTACGCTTCACAAGGACGATAACTATGGCAGAATACATTTGCGGATGCATGGACCACGAAGAAAGCAAGAGCGGAGTTAGCATCCGCTTTGGCGACAATGGTGCATACCACGACATCAAATGCCCGTGCGGGAAGTATATGCAGCTTAAGAACCCTAAGACAGGTGTACCGAGCTTAGGGCGTATGGATAAACTGGGAAGAAGCTACTAATGTCCGTTCTTATCGACATAGATGGATATGAAGATAAGGGGGTCAAGATCGACCCTAACGGTACAGTGGGTGAGAGTATTGAACTCCATGGGCTTCTTGTTGTCCTGCCGAAAAAACCCAAAAGGTCCGACATACTCTTCCATGACAAACCAGTTTCTATGCAACTGTGGCAACGGCTTCCGATGCCTGAAGAGTTGCAGAAGATACGAAGTATGGATGAGTGGTACGAGAAGCCAACGGAGTTCCGAAAGAAGTTTTCTGGCTATATCGAAAGGGAGTTTGAACGGAGGCGTGACGGCGTTTGGTTTTACAATAATGGCGTCGCTACGTACATTACAGGGAGGCACTACATGTTTCTCCAGTGGTCGAAGATTGATATCGGATTTCCTTCGTATCTTGCCTTCCAGCGTGAGATCTTTCTCCACATGGCTGCGTGCGAAGCTGATCCCCGTTGTATCGGTCAGCTATATACTAAGTGTCGCCGTTCTGGTTATACTAATATATGCAGCTCTGTTCTTGTGGACGAAGCTACGCAAGTTAAAGACAAGCTTCTAGGGATACAGTCTAAGACGGGTAAGGACTCCCAGGAGAATATATTCATGAAGAAGGTGGTGCCGATTTTCAAGTCGTACCCTTTCTTCTTTAAACCCATTCAAGATGGAACGACCAATCCGCGCATGGAGCTGGCTTTTCGCGAGCCGTCTAAGAGAATCACGAAGAACAATAAGACTGCGACGAAGGGCGACGCTCTTAATACGATCATAAATTGGAAGAACACAACAAACAACGCCTATGACGGGGAAAAGCTACACATGTTATATCTTGATGAATGCTTTGCTCCTGGCACCAAAATTTTGACTCCAAACGGTTTTTTGGAAATAGAACATGTAAATGTTGGTGACGAGGTTGTTGTAGATGGTGGAAAGAAAATAAAGGTTGCAAAAACTTTTTCTGGTGAAGACCAGATGTATCTTGTAAAACAGCCTTATGGAAAGGATTACATTGTAAACAGCAAACACAGGCTTGTATTGAACAATTACTTCGATGGCGAGGTAACTGTAACGCCTTTACAGTATCTAGAAAAGAGTGAGAACTGGAGAAGGCATACGACTAGAGTTTTGGCAACTGCCATGTCTAATCAAGAAAAAATTCTTGATGTCCCCCCTTATATTCTTGGGGCCTGGCTTGGTGATGGATTTTCTGAAGGTAGCAGCTTTATTGTGTGTGATAACGATCAAGAGCTGATATCAGAAATTGAATCATACTCCAGATCTCTTGGTACCAACCCTTCTGTTCACTTGGTAAAAAACAGTCATAAGGCTTACAGGCTTTACATCCCAGGTATGAAATCTAAGCTTTCAAAACTAAATTTAGTCAAGAATAAGCATATCCCGTCATCTTATATGAACGCCTCTCTGACTCAAAGACTTGAGCTTTTGGCTGGAATAATCGATACCGATGGGCATTTGAGCGCGAAGAATACATATTCCATCGCCATGTCTCGTAAGGAATTAGTTTTTCAAATATACCACCTTGCCAAGTCTTGTGGTCTTGATGTGTCTGAAGTAAAGGAGAAAACTACAAATTTTGAAACCAAAGCTTATTTGGTTAGAATTACTGGTGATGAATCTATCCCATGTAGATTGGCTAGAAAGAAATCCGAATCTAGACTAAACTATAAGAGCAGAAGGGGTAAGATGGATATAATACCTATTGATGTTGGCCGTTATGTTGGCATTCAGCTTGAAACAGAATCTGATTCAGAAAGAAGGTTAATCTTAGAGGATTATACTGTGAGTATGAATTGCGGAAAGTGGGAGAAGCCAGTTGATATTCGTGAGGCATGGAGAATAGAACGTACATGCTTAATTGTTGGTAGGAAGATTATCGGTAAGGCGCTTCTTGGTAGCACTGTAAACCCCATGAACAAAGGCGGGGAGGAGTACAAAGCCCTGTGGGAGGATAGCGATCCTAACGAACGTAACGCTAACGGAAGGACAAAAAGCGGACTATATAGGATTTTCATTCCAGCATTTCACGCTTTGGAAGGATTCTTCGACAAGTACGGTAACGCCGTTGACGAAGACCCAGAGAAACCTGTTATGGGTGTGGACGGTGAGCTTATCGAAATCGGATCTAAGACTTACCTAAGGAATGAAAGAGACAGCCTCAAGCATGACGCTTCTGAGCTGAACGAAGTGGTGCGTCAGTTTCCGTTTACCGAAGAAGAGGCATTCAGAGATAGCATCGATGGTAGCCTGTTCAACATCGGAAAGATCTACCAGCAGATAGATTATAACAACAATCTGTTCCCCAATCCCGTTGTTCGTGGCAACTTTATGTGGAAGGAGAAAGATAAAGAAGTTATCTTCTCCCCAGATGCTAACGGCAGGTTCCGTATGGCGTGGCAGCCGTCACCAGAATCTAGGAACAAGCACATCGAAGAGTACGGGAAGAGGAAGCCTGGGAATGCACATATGGGTGTTGGAGGTGTTGACTCCTACGACCTCGACGCTACAGTGGATGGCAGGGGCTCTAAGGGCGCTATGCACCTCTACAATAAGTTTAACATGGAGGGTGTAAGTAACTGTTTTGTAATAGAATACGCCTCTCGTCCTGACCTTGCAAGCATCTTCTACGAGGATGTTTTGATGTGTGCTTTCTACTACGGGTACCCACTCCTCGTGGAGAACAACAAGTACGGTATCGTAAGGTACTTTGAGTCAAGAGGTTACGACGGTTACTTAATGGATAGACCAGACCACCTGTCTTCTGGTAGCTCTAAGGTTAACGTGAAGACCAAAGGTATCCCTTCGAACTCGCAAGACGTCATCCAGTCTCACGCCCAAGCTATCGAGGCGTACATCCACAATCACGTTGGTGAGGACGCTCAGACTGGAGAGATGGGGCAGATGTATTTCAATCGCACACTGGAGGATTGGATCGGGTATAAGATCACAGACCGTACTAAGTTTGACCTTACAATTAGTTCTGGGTTGGCACTCTTAGCTGCACAAAAAGTAAAGAAAGAAAAGCCTCAAGCGGACTTCACTGAGAAGCAGTTCTTTAGACGAAACAAGTTGAAAGAGTGGCACCGCTAAGTTTAGTATATTTGCGCTAATGTATGGGAATAATAACAAGAAGAGTAAAAGCGGTTTCCCTGATCCTTTAGCGCCTCAATCTGAGAAAGAGACTAAAGATTACGGGCTGAAGTACGCTAAGGCCATTCAAAATCAATGGTCTGCGGGGACGCAAGGTAGCTCCCTGATGAAGCGTCGCAGAGACACTTTTATCAAGAACCGAGCGTATGCTCAGGGTAATCAGGATACGAGCATCTACCGACAGTTGCTTACGAGTCTTGACCCTAACAATGGAGACGGAAGTTTCTTGAACCTGGACTTTACTCCAGTTCCTATCCTTCCGAAGTTTGTTCGCATTGTCGTGAACAAGATTCTTTCTAGAGAGCCCTACCCAAACCTAGAGGCTGTCGATCCACTCTCTTCTTCTGAAAAAGACAGAGAGAGACAAAAGACTGAAGCTCTCATCAAAGCAAAGCAGCAGCTTCTAGCCATCAAAGAAAAGACTGGGGTTGACGTGGCAGATGTAGAGAAGCTTCCAGACACGCTTGAAGAAGCGGAGATCTTTATGGGGAATAACATCAAGTCTTCTTCTGAGATCGCTGCACAGATCGCTACCAACCTTACGCTTAAGTGGAACGACTTTAACGACTCTGTATACCGCAGATGTGTGAACGACATCGTTACGCTCGGTATGGGGGTGGTGAAAAGAGAGAACGATCCTAACTACGGTATCGTCACGAACTATGTTGACCCTATCGACTTCATCCACTCGGATGTAAAAGACCCAGGGTTTAGTGATATGGTTTATGCAGGCCATGTGCGTCGTATGCCTATTCATGAGCTTAGACGTCTGGCTGGCGATCAATTCACAGAAGAAGACATGCAAGAGATTGCACGTCAGGCTCAGAAGAAATATGGGTACGACTCAGCTGGGATGAACAGCTTCAGCATCGATGCTCGTACCAACCGTCCTTCTTTTGGTTATGACGAGTTCGTCATCGAAGTCCTTGACTTTGAGTTTATGGCTGTAGACTGTATGTACTTTGAAGAGAAAGAGAGCCGCTACGGGAATATGGGGTTCTACTTTAAAGGCGACAACTACAAGGCTCCAGAGAACTCAGTCTTTAAGAGAGATGTAAAGAAGATGGAGAACGCCACTGTGTACGGTGGTTGTTACGTGTTGGGTACGGATAAGCTCTTTAACTACGGCCAGAAGACCAACCTCCCAAAGAACATTCACGACTTGTCTCGTGTGACGCTGTCCTATTCAGCTGTCGCTACGAACATCGAGGATATGATCCCTAAGTCTATGGTGAACAGCTGCATCGGGTTTGCAGACCAGCTTCAGCTTACACACCTTAAGATTCAGCAGGCTGTTGCTAAGGCTAAGCCTGACGGGATCATCATCGACATCGAGGGGTTGGAGAACGTACAGCTCGGTAAGGGTGGTGAGTTGCAGCCATTGGAGTTGCACGACATCTACGAGCAAACGGGTGTCTTCTACTACAGAAGCAAGAACCCAGAGGGTGGATTCCAAAACCCACCTATTAGAGAAATCGGAAACTCTGTTCGCAACATCAACGAGTTCATTGGTTTGTACAACCACTACTTGCGTATGATTCGCGACACGACAGGTATCAATGAAGTCATGGACGCGAGCACGCCTAAAGGTGATGCTCTGGTTGGTGTGAGACAACAAGCTATCGCGGCTGGCAACAACGCCATCTACGATATGACTTACGCTTCTATGATCTTGTTCAAGAAGGTTTGCTCTGACATCGTCAAGTGTCTTCAGGTACTTCCTAGAGGTAGCGTCGTGTACAAGGCTTACGCGAATGCTGTTGGGGATGCCAACATCAAGGTCTTGACTTCTTTTGAGAACCTTCCTATGTACAACTTCGGAGTGCAGGTGGTGAAAGAGATGGAGGATGTGGAGAAGCAGTACTTGGAACAAAATATCCAAGTGGCTCTTGCTCAGAAGGAACTAGACATCGAAGATGCTATCGCTATTCGTCAGCTCAAAGACATCAACCAAGCTGAGCGTTTGCTTGTGGTGAGACGTAGCAAGCGTATCGCACGCAATCAACAGATGGCTCAGCAGAACTCTATGGTTCAAGCTCAAATTCAGCAGCAGTCAGCCATTACTACTTCTCAAGCTAAGCAACAAGAGATGCAGATGGAGGCTCAGTTGAAGGCACAAGAGTTGCAGCTCAAAGCACAGCTTGAAATGGAGA